AAATAATCAGGTCTCTAAGTAATACGTGTTAGTGTTAACCATCGCATTAGACAACAAGGAAGAACAATGAGCAATCCGACGTTTATCGACTGTAACGGCCTCGCCGGTTTTATGAGCCTTGGCTTCGTAAGATCCGGCATCGACATGAAGGTCAGAACTGGCACTCTCAACTTTGGAAACCCCGTCGCCGAGGTAAACAGAAAACACCTCGGTAACGAGTGGACGTCTTTCTTTTCTGAAGATCCGAATGATTGGCCTGACATGAGCGCCGACGTCGTGCTTGGTTGTCCTCCGTGCTCCGGATGGTCGCTGTGGTCGGGTCCAGCAAACAGAGGTCCCGACGCCAAGGCGCACGAGCACACACGCGCGTTCATGAAGTACGCCGCTAGAATCAAACCAAAGATGGTTGTGTTTGAATGCGTACAGCAGGCGTACACGCAGGGTCGTGCGGTGATGAACCAATACCGCGACATGCTCGAGGAGCTGTCAAACAAGAAGTACGACCTGTATCACGTCAAGCACAACAACCTTATGCTTGGTGGTTTCTCGTATCGTATGCGCTACTTCTGGGTAGCCGTCGAAAGCGGTATGCCTTTTGGCGCCCATGCGGAGATGCCAAAGGAAATGCCTAAGATGATCGACGTGATCGGTGACCTCGAAAATCTTGAGATTACCTGGAACAAGCAGAAGTACAACGCTGAGCCGTCGAAGTTTGTTGCAAACCTGAGAAACCAAGACGGTTACGTTGACGGCCACATGAACAGAACAAACCTCGAGTCACAGAGAATTCAAGAGATCTTCGACATCCTCGGAAACGAAGGATGGAAGCCTATGGACGCTTTGAACGTCGCTCTTAAAGAAGCCGTCGAAAAGAACGGAAACAGGTTCCCACAGTCTTGGGCGACAAAGGAAGAGAAGATTCGCCTGAATGACTTCTACATGGGATTCTCGCTTCCAGCCCGCTGGGACGCGAACTCGTTCTGCCACGTTATGACAGGCAGTGCTCTTGATCACATCGTTCACCCGACGCAGCCACGTCGTATCACCCACAGAGAAGCCGCAAGAATTCAAGGTCTTCCCGATGACTGGGAATTCGTAAGTGTCAACAACTACTCGGCTCTCGGGGCGACGTGGGGTAAGGCAGTCGCCGTGCAGGCGGCAACGTGGATCGGCGAGGCAACGGCCGCTGCCCTTAATGGCCAGCCAAACGGACCGCAAGGCGAGTTGATCGGCGAACGCGAGTGGCTTTTGGACACTGACAAGGGATTCAGCCGTAACTTTGTGAAGAAGAACTTCTACCAAGAATAACATAAAAGCGTGCGTCACAAGATTTTCAGCCGTCCTGATATAATCATTGTTCTAAACAGTGACGGAGTGACTCATGCAATCTTTTCTTGTATCTACAAATTCGTTTGAAGAAACGGCCGCGGTGCTTGACAACAAGCGCCTACACAAGCAGACCCTTGAGGCGTGGCAGTGCCTACTTACGATGTGCAGGCTTGACCCAGACGGTAACGACCGCGAACCAAAAGGCTGGTCTAGCCATCCAGTAGTCAAGATGTGGCGAGGGCACGAGACGCTGCTTGTTTCGTATATCACCGCTACGTATTTTGAGTGGCGCTCGCGAGGATACAAGTCGACGTTACTCGAGAAGACGTTGCGTACGTACGACACCGCCGTGTCCCTGGGCAGAATTTCCAGCGACATCACGCTGCCTTCGTGGATGCAGGACCTTCAGTACTTTGAGAATCTGTGCTCTACTCATCGCGTCGCGCTTCTGAACAAGAACTACGAGTGGTACTCGCAGTTCAAATGGTCAGAAGACACCGGCAGTCAGCCCGCTGGGTACGAGTATCTGTGGCCTCACCAGGACGGATTTGTAAACGCATGATCTCTATCAAGCGCCAGCACAGATCGCTTATTACTGCTGCTACTGTAGTCGTCCTGTTGTCAGGTTGCGCCGCGCGTGAATCTCTATCAATTGATGAAAAACACGCGATCAAGCAAGTTGAAGTAGTAAGCTCCATCTCTCTTAGCGAGCCCACTACTTCTACCACTACTTCTGTAGTGGGTGCAACTTCTACTCTGGTTGAAAACTCGGAAACTACGCCAACAGCGGCTTACTCTGCTTCTTCTACAGAAAGTTCTTTAGTGGAGACTAGATCAACAACGACTTCTGGGACTCTGCTGTCTGTAAGTGTTTCTAGACTAGTAGTCACTCACGGAGAGACTTTTACAATTTCTATTGAAGCAAGCGACCCAGACGGAATTGAGCGAGTCGGCTTTTGGCTTGAAGTCAACGGACATCAAAGAGACTTTTGCAGTCAATCCACAGAAATGACGTCGGGCAGCGCAGTGAACGGCGTCTGGTCTCGTGACTGCGTTGTCCCGTTGGCGGTCATCGGTGGAGTGTACACCGTGTACCCGTACGCATTAGACTTACTGCAGAACGGGACATTCTCAGGCTCACTTGCAACGTTCACTGTTGAAGGCGGAACTGACGATAACACTGGGCCAAATATTTCTAGAGTCATAGTGTCGAAAACAGCGGTTGTTCCAGGTGAAACTTTCACCATTTCTATCTACTCTGACGATCCTTCAGGCGTCTCTCGGGTCGGTTTTTGGTTTGCTCTTGATAGAGCGTACAGAAACGATTTCTGCGGGCAGTCAACTTCGCAGGTGGCAGGCACAAGTACAGATGGCGTCTGGGAGTATCAGTGCACCGTTCCGGCGTCTACGCAGGCTGGCTCATATACGATCTTTCCATACGCTATGGACGCCGTGCTAAATTGGACCAACAATAACTGTTGCACGACGTCAAACTCTTTTGCCACGTTTACAGTGACTTCTTAGGCCACTCAGATGACTTCTGAGCCGCTAACCTAGACAATCTAGCCAAGATTACCGCGCTTACGGTATGTGACAAGATACAATCTTTCTACTATGAAAGATTCTAGAATTGGTGAATCTCTCTGGGTCGAATGGTCTGGAGAAGACTACGACTCTTTTGACAGAGATCTCGCGACCTTTTATACGGTCGGGCACGTAGATCTTGAGAACGACGTAGTAAAAAGAGCTCTTGCATCTGCTCTACAGAGAGACGGTATCGCCGTCTCCTTGGGAGAAGGGTATAAGCTTTTAGACGGTGCCACTGCAATGCTCGGATACGCCGGCTGCGTTGACGGTGACACCGACATGACAATCTGCGCCCAGGACGGCGAGACACGCGACGGAGATGACGTTGACGAAGTTCTCGAGGTGACCTGGGTGGAGATTCAATGCCAAAAGGTGTAGGCGACTTTGAGTGGATGGACGAAGCTGAATGTGGTAAACGCAGCAACAAGCACATGTCGTCTTACTTTTTCTCTGCTGTTCCTCGAGAAAAATATGACGCTAGAAACCTGTGCTTTCAGTGCGACGTCCGCAAGGAGTGTCTAAAGTACGCTCTTGAAAACAAAGAAATCTGGGGAGTCTGGGGCGGAAAGGACGAGGCGGAGATTAGAAGAACTCTGTCCTTGTCGCACGAAGGTAAGGAAATACGTAGAACAAGATTTCCAAACTGCCCATACTGTGGAGCTCGTCCAGTAAAGCTTTCTGTAGTCGTTGCGCCGTCGCCTGAAGGCGGGCGTTGGACAACAATGAAACTCGTTAGATGCTCAGAATGCGAGTTTACATGGAGAAGTCGCACGAGCGCAAACGCTGTAACCGCATATCATGCTTCTCGTAAGAAATCTGAAAACGAGAAGAAAAAGAAAAAAGACTAGTTGTCTTCTTTGCTTTGAAGTGCCCTGTTCAATGCGTCTACAGTCGCTTCTAGGATCGCGATCTTCTGCGCTTGCTGCGCTATCTGGTTTGTAAGACTTAGGACAACCTTGTCGACGTCAAGTTCTAAGTTATCTGACATTATCTGTTCTCCATCTGTTCATTTAGTTCTTTGAATCTGCTGTCTATCATATCACTGTAGCGTGAAGAAATCTCCGTCACGAGGTCTTGAATTAGTGCGTTTCTCTGCCTTTGTGCAGTTGAAGGTCCGATGTGCTGCTTGTATAGAAGTTTATTGATGTGAAGAAACTTTGTCTCAAGAAACGTTCTTACAACAAGTTCGTAGTCGTCGGCAACTACGTACGCCGGGTTGTGACCGTTGAGCTTTCTGTACACGTCTGCTCGCCACGCTCGAACATGATTAGGCGCAGACACGATGTGCTTCATCGTCGTCGGATTGATCTCTGGCGCTGACATCACCCAGACGCCATGTTCTTCAGACCAGTAGTCGCTACCGTAGCCAAACCCCCAGCCATCTGGGTACCTGCCGGAGTTGCCGTCGGGGAGAATTTCACACCAGTCAGAGTAGACAAATCCAACTTCTTTATTGCTCTTAAACGCGCTATCAATTAGCTGTAGAGCGTCTACAGTTAGTTCGTCGTCGTGGTCTAGTTCTACTAAGATGTCGCCTTTAGCGATCATAAAAGCGTTTCTTTTTACTTCACCTATAGAACCGGAGTGAACGTGAGAGCGGTACATTGAAATCTTATAGCGTTCATCTGAGCAAAATCCATACACCTGTCTCCACGGCTCATCAGTCGTCGAGTCGTCCCACACGATCCATTCCCAGTCTACGAATGTTTGAGACTTTAGCGAGTTCCATATCCGAGCCAATACGTCGGCCGAAGTATTGTAGATCGGGGTAATTATTGAGATCGTCATCTTCTATGTCAGTGTATGTGAAAGTCTGGAGTAAACTCGAGGAACGAACTTAAAATTAGTTTGTCCGACGACAACGGCATAAGTGCTTCGTGCGGGTACATCCACGAAGCCGGGAACACGGCAACTGTGCCTTTTTCTGGTTTTACTTTTAGATTTTGATAGCGAAAATACGTTTCTCCACCTTCGTCTACAGTGTTTATGTAACAGATGATAGCGCCAACTCTACTAAATACGGACTGTACCCACGGCGAGCCATCGATGTGCTCTTTGTAGTATCCGTCGTTTTGCCGGTACATCTGCCATAGATAGCCAGTATCTGTAATATTTGGTGCTTCTGCTAAATAGTGATACATTGATAGATACTCCGACACCACTGGACGAAGCTGTTGATAGATCTTTTCGTCAATCAACTCTCTGAGCCCCACTACCGGCGAGTCGCTGTTAGTGAAGTCTTGGTCAAGAGTATTTTTTGTTAGCTTACCGTCCTTGTCAACCTTGTGCCCGCTTATAGTGCGTCCAGGTTTAGACTCCGATATGTTGTCGTAGTAAAAATTCCATATCTCGTCGCATAGTTCGTCTGTAAGGCCGTTGCTGAAAACAGCTATTCCCTGTTCGTTATATTTCAGTCCCATACACCAACATTAACAAATTAAGAAAACATACGTCGGTACATCACGGTTGTATTTGGGTAGAACATTTTTGACTTAAGCCACGTCTTTGTCAGCTTTCCAATAGCTCCTATTTCTTCAACACCAGGCTGTCTTCTGGCGTCCAGATCTCCACGTAAGTATTTTGCTATCTGCATATCAGGCTGGCCAGCATTTATCTCATTTTTGACATCTTCAGGTATGTCAATCGCGCTAACAAAATCTTTTGCCGCCAATGCAACTGCATCTTGGCAATTCCATGGTTCTTCAACAACAGTCGACCACTCGAGGAGTAGTTTTAGCGCCGGGGCAATAGTTCTAGACGCCGTAGGCAGGTCACTTTCATTCGTCTCAAAGTGCTCATTAGAGTCATTTTGTCCTTCATGATATTTAACGTAAAATAAGTGGCCTATACCGTCGACAGACAAGATTGAATGGCACACTTCTAAATCGCTTAATGAGAACGGTCTCGTTGTATTGACTGCTGTTCCAACAGCTACTTGCCCTTCTCTTAGAAAGACTGCCGGACCGTTTCTTCCGGCGTCGCATCTTTCTCCACTAAGTTGATGCGCCGGTTTTGAGTCTGTAAACTTAAAAAATCCAAGATCTGTAGACGCAGGCAAGTCTATGAAACTGCCGACATACTCGTGTAGAGAGTAATTTATGTTGTAAGTTTTTCCAGCAAACTCGAGTAAGAAAGAGTATGTTCTAAATGTGCCACTTACTCCAAGAAAGATGTTCCCTCTTTCGTCTCTATAGAGGTCGTAAAAATACTGACTAACATGCCGGCGTGCGCCGGTGTCCCACAGTGAATGCTCATCGTGCCCTATTGGGTAGAACGATGTAGACCTTTCCGTAAGAAAGTCATGTATGACTGGGTAAATTAAAGAGTGCTGAGAAATGTCCATATTTATCGCGGACCGTACGGCCACAATGTCTCCAACTCTACAATTAAATATTCTACCCACAGGTTGAATTCGTCTGTCATGTCAGGTGTGCCTTCGACATTTTGACGCATTCGCGGGCTCTTAACACCTCTTAGATACCTAGCGACGTGTTGGTCTGGCACTGCATCCCACAGCCAGTTCAGTATTCCCTCTGGTACGTCTAAGTTGCTAATGAAATCGTTGGCCGCAACTGCAACTATTTCATTATTGGACATATTTAGATGCACCCACTGCCATTCTAATATGCATCTAAAAACTTCTTGAAGCGTTCTTCCGTTGCACTCGGACATCTGCATTGCCAGAATCTCTTCTTCTGGTTCTTTGTATTGAAAAAATGCAATAAACCCATTTTGCGTCTGGATTGGAATACGAAATACCTCGCATTTTGTTAGACAAACGTAGTGGTCGTTTGTAGTACCAAACGGTTGAGAGTTAAGACCGCACGAACAAATCTCGTTATTGTAGTCCCACTCATGAAAGCCACTTGGAAGAACAAGACTACGCGGGGCTGCTGTATCACAGCGAGTAAAACTTACATTTTTTTCGGCATCCCATTCGCCTTCAAATCTAAAATTTTTGACGGCTCTTGCGAACCCAAAAAATCCTTTAGAGTCTCCGATCCCTATTTCACGAAAATAGTACCCGGCACCGTAGGGATGCATTGGTTGATTCTCTAGCACTAGACTCTCCTAATACTTAATGATGAATGAAACTGACTGTACTGCAAACGTATGTGTGTGCGAACCAGTTGCGTTTGCATTACCGCTTGTGGCACTGGAATTCCACGAATGACTGTGCGAAGTGTTGTTTGAATTCGCTATATTGTGGCCATGCCCTATAGACTGCGTGTTTGACGTATGTTCGTGGTTACCAGCGTCTCCACCTAGGTTTCCATGTTGAGAAGCGGAGTGCGAAGTGAAGCCCGTCTGGGCGCCACTTATCGAGCCGTTATTGTTAATGTTATGCAAGTGAGTGTTTGACACGGTGTTACTGTTGTGAGAGTGACTCCAGTTGCTGGTCTGCAGCGTATGATTGTGGGCGCCACCAGCGTCGTATTGGTGTGAATGTGTCCCACCGTCTGCCGCAGTAGTTGCCGTCGTTGAGTTGAAGTTATGGCTATGAGAACTAAGACCGTTGTTGGAAAATGTAATATTTGTCCCGGTATTTGGCGTCCCAGTAGGAGTTGATGCAATGGCAATTCCTAATGGAATAAATGACTGCATATTTGGAACTCTGAAATGCGAGCTCCCTGCCGCACCTGACCCGTTCGTGAGCGTTCCATATCGTGTCCCAATAACTTGAGATAGAGCGTAGTACGTACTGCCGGAAGAACCGATTGCGTATTCAGCGCCGTTGCATATCAGCCACCCATACGGTGGTGCGGTTGTGCGACCTCCCCACATTTCAATGGTGCCAACAGGGACGGCATAGTCTGATACAAATTTTGTACCATCAAATGCAAGTATCTCTCCGTCAAGTGGAGAAGATGCGTCAATTACAACGCCATCAATTGTTACAGTTGATGCGGTGGAAAATGTTGACTCTGCCATTAGAATGCCTTAATATAGAAAAGAAATGACTGCGCGTTTTGCGTGTGAGTGTGCGTTGCTGCAGTAGATGATAGAGACATCGCAAACGTGTGGTTGCCGGTTCCAGTGTGCGTGCCGCCAGCAGATGTAGTGTTGTGTGTATGCGTATTTCCAGTATTGACTGTATGATTGTGATTTGAGTCAGGGGCGTTTATCCCGTGATTGTGGTTTCCTGAAGGGTTGCTGGTGACGTCGTTTCCTGTCGTACTGCTACGTGAATAGTTGTGAGCGTGCGCATTGGAGTTGCTGTTTATCGTGTGAGTGTGCCCAATTGAAGTATTGCTGGTGTTTCCCCAGTTATGCGTATGATTGGCACTGCCTTCTTGGTAGTTTGAGTTATGGCCGTGACTCGTAGAGCCAGAGCCGGCGGTCATATTCATTGGTACGGTGTGGGTGTGATCCATCGTTTGTGCGGTGTTTCCAGAAGATACCGACGACGTCTGTGTTGCAAAGGTGTTAGCGGTGTCTGCGGTCTGACCGTAAGGAGACGATGGTGTTGTAAAGTTAGGTAATGTAAATGTTGTGCTTGCGCCAGACGCATCTGTCACTCCAGCACTGTAGGCAGTTCCTCCGTATTTGTTACTTATGACAGCATGAAGAACTGCGTATGTATATGTATTCTTTGTTGTTCCATCGCACAATAGATAGTCAGCGGATACAGACACGCCTTTTGCAAACATCCGAATAACTCCTACGGGTATTGCTTTTTCTGTAGCAACAAACGCAGAGGATCCTGACTTATATGTCAGTGTATTTTTATCTGCAGCCCCAGATACGTCAATCTTTACGCTGTTTGTAGTTAATGTTGTTGGAGTGTAAAAATCTTTTGCAGTTGCCATGGTAAATCACGTCTTTATAAGAAAGACTACCTCCATTGCAACGGTGAAATTTCCATGAGCGTGCGATGTCGACGTTGCGTTTTGATTAGCGGTATTTGCAGTAATTGAATTATGAGCATGCGTATGACTTAGACTTGGCACATCAGTGCCGTGTGTATGAGTTAAGCTTATTCCGCCATCTGAGTTGTGACCGTGCACGGCAGTGTCGTTACTAAATCCATGTGTGTGAGTACTGTCTGAATAGCTTGTCGCCTGAGAGCCAGTCCCTGTCATTTTGTAGCCGGTATTATGAGTGTGTAGCCCCGCGGAAGTAAGGTTGCCTCCGTGGCTATGATTTCCTTTGTCTGAGTTGGGAGCGTTGTGAGTATGAGTCGTATCGTCAGCGTTTGTTGCGTGAGTATGCGCAAGAGAGACAGACGTATCGCTGTTTGAATAATTGAACGATGCATGCCCGTGTGATAACGAGTCTTGACTACTGCTAATTGTTGTCGCAACATTCGCATTTGCGTTCATTCCAATTGGGAGTCTTGACACAGAACTCGGTATGTTAAACGTTGTCGATCCGTCACCAGAACCATACGATGTTGATATCACATTAAACAATGCACTATAGGTAGAGCGACTCACCGCCGAGCCGTCGCAAACAAGCCACCCTGTAGGAGCGCTAACGCCCGAACCGCCTCCGCACCACATAATCACAGTTCCAACTGGATTGTGTGTTGCTGGGGTAAATGTACTTGTAGAAGAAGAGTATAAAAGAGATTGACCTGTTGATGGCGAGCCGACGTCAATAATTTTGCCATCAAGATTAAGATTTGTTGATAGCTTAAAAGACGAGTTGGCCATGGTTACACCATTACAAATTTCTCAAGTTTTGCTGTTACGTTCGTGGTTGCGGCATCGCTCGCGGAGACAAGCAATCTAAAGTTTGGTGAAGAATAGTCTGCTGTTACTGATATTCCGCTAATTGAGCCGCCTGTTTCAATAACAGCATACTCAACGTAGTCTACGTCAGTGCCTGCACTATTAGGATTTATGAGAATCTTAGAAAGTCTTCTCTTGGTACCTTGTGTGAGTCTCAACGTATATTCAATAGCGAGAGTTCCGCTGGCAGTAACTGTATCAACAACGGTCGCTGTACTGTTAGCTGTTACGGTGTTGTCACCGGTTTCTCCAGTTACCTGGAAGGAGTTGCCCATCACCGATGCAGGAATAGTTCCAGAAAGGTTTCCTGCCGTCAGGTTCGTGAGGTTTGCTCCCGAGACTGCACCGAATGAGCCAGACCACGTTCCTGAAGTAATCGTTCCTACCGAGGTAAGACTCGACCCCGTGACTCCAGAACCAAGAGTTGTAGAGCTAAGTACCGACGTTCCGTTGATGTAGTAGGCCTTGCCTGTCGCAAGATTTAGATGTTCAGACGATGTCCAGGCATCTGTTGAGTCAACCCAGTTGAACGTCTTGTCTGACGCGCCCTTTAGGGTGATGCCACCACCGTCCGCGGCCGTGTCGAGAGTGTTGTCAGCACCAAGAACGATGTTCTTGTCGTCGATACTTAACGTCGTCGAGTTGATCGTCGTGGTCGTGCCATTGACCGTCAAGTTTCCGGCAATCGTCACCGTGCCAGACGAGTTTCCAATATTTAGTGTTGTCGCCGCTCCGCCAAAGTTGATGGTGGTAGCTGTTGTATTAAGTAGATCAAACGACGCGCTTCCGGTCGTTAAACTTGTAGTAATTGCGGGCGACGTTCCAAACACGAGAGCGCCGGAGCCTGTCTCGTCAGAAATAACGCCGGCAAGCGCTGACGACGTCGTTGCGGCAAACTGCCCTAACGTTCCAGTTGTTAGCGCGACGTTTGTGATTGCGCCGCTGCTGCCGTTTACCGTCGTAACACCGGTTGTTGAAGTTAGGTACGTTGCTGTATCTACGCTCCAAGTCCCGGCGCCATTAGTCTTAAGGAAACCGGACGTTCCAGTGAGCGCGGCGATTGCAGAAAGATCTGCGTCGTACGCTTGAACGTTGGTTCCAATAACTAAACCAAGTGTAGTCCGTGCCGCACTAGCATCGGCGTCGTCAACCAAAGAACGGCCAAACGAGGTAAATGTTGCCAATGATGCAGTGCCGGAGCCAGTAAAGTACGGTAACCTATCTGCGGCACTGGTCAGCCCGGCGATGGCAGCAAGTTCTGCGTCATACGCCTGAACGTTAGTTCCAATAGCAAGACCGAGGTTGCTTCGTGCAGTGGCGGCGTCCGTCGCTCCGGTTCCGCCGTTAGCTACCGCGATAGTTGTTCCGTTCCACGTTCCGATCGCGATCGTCCCAACGGAAGTCAAGCTCGAGTTAACAACAGTTGAGTTAAGCGAAGTGCCGGTAAGCGTTCCGGCTGCTGCAGTTACTGTTTGCGCGCTGGCGCTTGTTAAAGATACAGATGTTCCATTAAGTGAAATGCTCGTAT